ATGATATTTTACCAGATGCTGAAGTAATAGAACGAGGCACAGCAAAACTAGTAATAAACAAGGAAAGTATATTCTTTTTACTAGGATCAGAGATAGATTATGTAAGATCCCTCATAGGATCACAATTCGATATTAGAAATCCAAATGCATCATCAGCTTGCGGATGTGGCGTTAGTGTAAATTTTAATATAGATGCAATATAAACGGAGCAAATTAAATGGCAAAGCAGAACATTGATATTGGTGTAGAAGGTAATGACGGTACCGGTGATAGCATCCGCGAATCGTTTCGTAAAGTAAACGAAAACTTTAGCGAATTATATGCAGTGTTTGGTATCGGAGGACAGATATCATACACTGATCTTAGTGATACACCTAATACATACGAAGGAAACGAAAACAAAGTTCCTGCTGTAAAAGGTGACGGATCAGGAATTAATTTTTTAGAACTTGCATCTGATTTTGAGTTAGACGGAACATCTGATACTATTGGATTTGACTTTAGTGTAGATGGTAAATTAATTGTCAAACAACTTATATCGAAAGTTTCTAATGACCCTGAACCATCATTGTTTGGACCATTAAATGCCAATGGTCAGCCTATTGCTAATGTTAGTGTTGATCAAGAAGCTCTACAACGATTTAATGATACTTACGATACTAACTTTGATTTAGGTGCTCTAGTTATTGATAAAAACTTTGCTGATAGAAACTATCAACAAAAGGATGTTGCAGGTGACGGACTTAGAATTGGAGACGAACCAACTACAGTTAGTCAATATACTTTAACTGCTACAGGTATAGAACTTTATAGTTTAATTATTGAGGATCATGGATTAAGCCAAGCGTTTAACGGAGCACCGTTTGTATTCCGTACAACAGGCACCGAACCGTTTGGTGTTGACAATGGATCAACTTATTATGTTCGTGTGTTAGATACTAGATTAATTGGATTGTATGAAACTGAAGAAGACGCTGTAACAGGCGTAGCACAAATATTATTAAGTGGCGGTAGTGGTACATTTACAATTACTGATGGGGCATATGACGAAGACCTTGAGGGCAACTGGTTAGATAACCAAGCACTACCACGTAAATCAATTGTTCGTAGACAAGGCGATCAAATGGAAGGTATACTACATCTTTCTGATCACCCGGGAGAATTAAGCGGATTTGGATTACCAAATGGTCCAGACGATTTGCAAGCAGCAACAAAACTATATGTTGATAATGCAGCAGCAACAAGTGAAGTAAACTTGTACGTTTCACAGACAGGTAGTGATAGCCAAGAAAATACTCCAAGAGGACGCGAAGGACGTAATCCAGCATATGCATATAGAACTGTAAATGCAGCGTCACGTAAAGCAGAAGAAATTATACTTTCTGCTCCATATGAACCTGGTCCGTATATGCAAACAATGACATACAACAATGGTGAAGGTGTTGCAGACATTGTTACAGCAGGTATCACTAGTCCAATTAACGGACGTACAAATGCTAGAACACTTATACTAGAAAACAAAGAATTTATTCAGAAAGAAGTTACAGCGTACATTGATGCAACATATCCAGATTTTGCAGGAACATATGACGTTGAAATATGTCAGCGTGATATTGGTTATATCTTAGAAGCTGTTACACTTGATGCATTATTAGGTAATAACGCAAACTATCTATCTCGTTGGAGTGGTTTCCGTTATTTCTCAAATCCAAGTGCGCAGAAGGCAATTGGAAGTCAATACACTGAAACTGTAGCTGGTATTAGATATGCACAAACACTAGTAAGAGAGTATATTTTAACCAATACTGCTGTACCAACAACATATCAAGATCGTGTAGTACAATACATTGAACCAGCTGTTGTCCCTGACACATTAGCAGATAATGCTATTGATTCAAAATTTGATATAATTGTAGATATTATTAACAACGGAGTACTAGATGCGCCTAGTATTGTTGATGGCCAAACAACATACAAAATTAATGTAGGTAATGGCAACTTTGGTTTTATTGATCAAGCAAATCCTGAAAACACAGATATTATTCCAGGTAAAGTTATACGTGGTAGAAATTCAGGTGCTCTTGCTCGTATTATTGATTACAAATATGAATCAGGACCAAGAGCAGTTAGTGTTGCAGAAACTGATGAGATCGAAGTACAATTACTTAAACCAATCGAATTTGAACCAGGTGAAGAATTAGAATACGGAAATATTGTACGTGAAACACAAGTTACATTACTTGTTGAATCGGGTATTTACTATGAAGACTATCCAATTCGTGTTCCAACAAACGTAACTATTTTAGGTGATGAATTCAGACGAGTACTAATTCGACCTAAACAACGTGTATCACAATCAAGATATGCAGGAACTTTCTTTTATAGAGACCGAGATTTTGACGGGCTTGTATTAGGAAGAACAGAAATCGGTGCAATTAATAGCACTACTCCTGCAGATAGTAATCGTACACAAGGAACCTATGTTGTAAGTGATCAAGATTATGCATCAACTGGTTACGGAGAAGATGCTGTCTTTACTTTAGAGGTATCAGCTACAGGTGCAATTACAAATATTGAAGTTACAAATTCAGGTAAAAATTGGAGAGTAGGCGATCTAGTTACTATTCCTGATAGTCAACTAGGTGGTGGCGGTGCTGCCGATGTTATTATTGAAATAACTAATATTCCAAATGGTGTTGAATATGTTAACCCAACTAGTGGTAACGTTGATGGATACTTTGGTTATCACTATTTAAGAGATCCAAGCAAACTTAAAAATACAGGTGCTGGCTATCGTAACATAGGCGATTGGGAAACTGCTGCACTAACTCTTATTGACAACAAAGAGTTTATTCAAGAACAAGTTGTAGAATTTATAAATGCTACATATCCGTCAATGATAGGAAACTATTCAGAAGCAAAATCCAAAAGAGATACAGGCTATATTGTTGATGCACTTGTAAAAGACTTACGTGCTGGCGGAAATGAATTTTCACTCGAAATGCAAGGAGAATTTTATCCTGGATCATTAGGAAGCATTAACATTCCAGGTTGCATAGCAGGTATGAAACACATTGCAACTATAGTAGAATCGTTGTTTGATAATAGTGCTCCTAACATTTATGGTGTTAACCTAGAATATCCTGCACCAGACCTATTTAACGGCGCAGCCGCACCTACAGATTGGGAAGCAGATAATTTATATCGTGTAGGAAATGTAGTACAGTTTTACGACCAAGCTGAAGCTGAAATGAAATTTTGGCAGTGTAATGTAGAGCATAGATCAGGCACAGTATTTAATACTGTAGAAGCTCAATTGTATTGGACAGAAGTATTTGGTCCAACAGAAACAGTAGCAAACTTAGTTGGAACAGTTACATTTGGCTTAGAATTTCCAGATGATTATAACCCTCCATTAAGAAACGAAGACATGGATGTCTTCTTGATGAACGATGCTACTCGTGTTAGCAACGTAACTGTACAAGGACACGGTGGGTATATGGTTGTACTAGATCCCGAAGGACAAGTACTAACTAAATCACCATATATTCAAGTTGGTTCGAGTTTCTCAAGATCGCAAAACAAACAAGTGTTTAGTGGTGGTATGTTTATTGATGCGTTCACTGGAAACAGTGCTGTACAAGTAATTGAAAAAGTAGACGGCAGTGCATTTAGACTTAAGATTAAGAGTTTACCAAATCAAGGCTTGTTCTTGCGTAAACCAGAAACTCCAAGTGCATTCTATATAGACGGTAGACGTTTCCAAGTTAATGCAATTACACAATACGATCCTGCTTTCGGAACAGCTGAAATTATTCTAGATCAAAACTCAAATGACGGTGCAGGATTTACGGGAACTACAAGTAGTTTGATTACTGGTATTGATTTAGATAGCGTAGGAGAATTTGAGTTTGATGAAGATAAGTGTAATAGAGATACACTTTATATTCTCGAAGGATTAGGGTTTGACGTTGCATTTGGTACAAACTATAATAGTGTACTTAATGGACTATCTTATATTAGAAGCTATGCGAACGAAGTTATTAATGATCAGTTAACTGAAACACTAGCAGCTCTAGCTGTTACAGAAGCAGAAGTTTTGGCATTGCCTGAAGTTGCAGATTCACCCGTAGCTACTTCAGCAGTCCAAAACAGAATGGCTGAAATATACTCTATTATGCAAAGTAATCCAGCGGCAACTGTTGTTTGGTCAGACCCAGGTACTGACCCTAATAAACGTTATGCACGTGAAATATTACAAGCAAACAGAGATTTTATTGCTACTGAATTAACAACCTGGATCAATGCTAATCAAGTTCCCGGAAACACTTATGATCCAGTCGCATGTGAACGTGATACAAAATATATTGTAGATGCATTAAGCTATGATATACAGTACGGTGGCAACACAGGAAGTATTAGAGCAGCCGAAGCATATTTTGAAGGCGCAGTAAGTATCTTACCAGAAGCGCAGAAGCCTTATACCGCAGCAGCATTTACACAATTAGCAACTATTGTTAGTGATATTGTTGGCGGCACATATGCAGGACAAGATAACAATGGAGGTAATGTTGGTACAGCTACAGAACAAGCAGAAGCTTCGAGTTTAGTAACAATTATTGTTGATGTTGTTAATGCCGATAGTGTAAGTGCTGCTCCAGCAAAAGTATATCCTGTTACAGCATGGGCTCCACAAGAACGTGTTGATGCTAAAAACGATATTGACGAAAATTCAAACCTTATAGCACACAGAACAGTACAAAGTGTAAATTCTCCTTTACCAATTACACTACAAACAGCTGGTAACAGAAGTATGCTAGGTAATGACTTTACACAAGTTAACGACCTAGGTTACGGATTAGTTTGTGTAAACGGTGCGCTATCAGAAATGGTTAGTATGTTTACATACTACTGTTGGGCAAGTTATTATGCTAAGAATGGTTCAGAAATTAGAAGTGTAACAGGCTCTTCATGTTACGGTGAATACGGACTTGTTGCTGAAGGAGCTGATCCAAATGAAATTCCAGATGCTGTTGTGCTGAGAGAAGACATGACACAACCTGCTAAAACATTTGCTGCTGATCTAATTCTTACTACAACAGCACCAGTTGCATTAGTAGAAGGCGATGAGCTAACACAAGATATAACAGGTGCAACAGGAACAGTAGTTGTAGATACAAGTGCACCAGGATCTTATCATGTATATCTAATTAATGTGTCAGGATCATTTAACACTACAAATGAAATACAAGTAACTGGAGGTCCTAGTTCACCATCTGCCTTAGGAGCAGATAGTGTTCCAACTGATATTGATAGTACAGGTTATGGTAACCCACAAGAGCAACTATCAATTCATGTATTTGATATGATAGATCCTCCAAGTAATAGATCAGAATTTGATATATATCACCCTGCTCGTCCAGCATTTGCACGTTATGAAGTAGCAAATGCAACAGAAGTTAATCATGTTGTTGGACGTTATGAGCTAGTTAATACAACTATTCCTGCAACTACAGCACCAGCAAATGGTGCTAGTGGCACTGCGGCTGGCGCAATCTTTAGTATTGACAAAACTATTGAATATGGTTATTCTGTTATAATTGCAAATGCAGGTACTGATTATACTATTGGAGATACTGTTACAGTACTAGGAAGTCATTTAGGCGGTATTGATGTTGTTAACGATGCAGTAATTACTGTTGATGCAGTTGATCCAAACGGCGGCATCACTGAAGCAAGTATTGCAGGTACAATATCAATAGAGGCAAGTACTCCAAAATATACAGGACAAGTTTATAAGTTAAACTTCTCAACCAGTGATGTAAGATATAGTACTAACGGTCTACTCAATGAAGTATTATGGGGAGATTTAATTAACTATAGACGTAACCAAACACACATATTAGGAGACATTGCAAGACCAGATGTATTAACAATTCGTCCAAGCACTGCTGTTGTATTCGATGAAAATCCTGATTATGTATATCGTTCAATCAGTTTCTTAACATCAAACTCAATTGGTGAAGATTTAGGTGTTAATGAAGCGCAAGCTGGATTTGATGAAACATACGATTATATACGATTAATTGTTGATCAAACAAAAGCTCAAGAAGTAGCGAATGCAGGTTCAGGCACTACAAAAGGCAGCACCATTGGTGACGTTGTAATTGCTGTTCAACCTACAGTTGATGCAAACGAAATATCAAGACTTAATAACAATAACTTAACACCCGAATCAAATAGACCGTTAGGTTGGACTCCAGCAAAACTAGTTCCGGCTCCTATATTATCGTGGGGAGGGAAGAAGTTCTATGTTTATAATTATAGAGGTGTTGATGCAACAGATACAATAGTTGCGCCTGCAGAAGATAATGCTTACGGTATAGTTGACCTAGTAGCAGTCGGTGACGATATTAACCAAGTAGCTATAAATGGTATTAATTCGTCAATGGTATTAGGTGCAGAAACTGTTACTTTACGTGCAGGTCTAAAAGCAGGTGCTACTGGTAATGTTACCGTTAACATTTCAACCTGTCGTGCTACTGCACACGATTTCTTAGATGTTGGTACAGGTGGATTTAACCAAAGTAACTATCCAAATGTTATCTTCGGTCTACCAAGAGAAGCCGACCAAGCAAAAGAAGTTGACGAGCGTGGTAAGGGTCGTGTGTTCTATGTAAGTACAGACCAAAACGGTATATTCCGTGTAGGACGATTCTTCAGTGTTGACCAAGGTACTGGTACTGTTACATTTAGTGCATCACTTGCACTATCAGATGTTGACGGACTAGGCTTTAAGCGTGGTGTTGTTATTACTGAGTTCTCAACAGATACAGCAATGACTGACAATGCATCAGATACCGTCCCAACAGAAAGTGCTGTACGTGGTTATGTAAACAGACGTTTAGGTTACGACTCAACAGGTGCTCCAGTTGCAAACAAAATAGGACCAGGTGTACTTGCTCCAAACGGCGCAGTACCGATGACTGATGACTTAAATGCTGCTGGTAATACAATTACTAACTTAAAAGCACCTGAAACAGATTCAGATGCTGCAACTAAAGCATATGTTGATGCAGCAGGTGCTGACAACGATACTATTCCAGATTTTAGAGACACCGAAATTAATGATTTAGATGAAGGCCAACTATTAGTATCAACTGGATACAAAAAACTATTCCTAAGTGCAGGTAGTGTTGTTAGTGCGCCTTTTGAAAGAGGTGACACAATAAGTGGTACTGTTACTGGAGCAACTGGCACACTAGTTGATGTATTTTCAAGTGAAGGATATGAAGGCGAATTAACAGTTTTAGTATACGAGCCAACATCAGTAACAAACTTTAATACAAACGATGTTGTAACAGTTGTTGGAGGAGCCCAGGGAGCTGTTGTTGATGGTCCTGCTGATGAATGGGCAAATGGTGTATGGAATGTTGCAAGTGACATTTTAGTTTCTACAAACAGAGAAGTTTCAGTACAAGGTTCTGAAGTAACTAATCGCTATACAACAATTAATATGCAAATTGCACCTAATACTATTGTAAATGGTGATGTTAATGCTAATGCCGGAATACTTCAAAGTAAACTTTTATTAAATGCTGCTACAACTAGAGCAGATGCAACAGGCATTACACAAGCCAATTTAGGTGTAGCAAGTTTTGATGACGCACGTTTTGAAATAACAGACGGCTGGGTAACAGTTAAAGCAGGTTCTGTTCCATTATCAGATATCGAACTAATAGATGAAGATATGGTACTAGGACGCAGTCTTGCTGGAAATGGACAGGTAAGTGCTGTTTCATTTAATACAGTAATTGACGAAGGCGGCGGATTATTAGATTCTGATTTTGATGCAGCAAACATTATTCCGGATTCAAGTGATCCAGGTGAAGCCCTAATTAAAACTGGCGCAGGAACTTACGGTATTTCAAATGTAACCAAGACAGGCGAAGTTAACTCAATAGTTAAAACAGATGTAAACGGTAGCATCCAAGTTAACTCGTTGATACTCGGCGGTGACAGTAGTTATGAAATACTAGCACTAGACGGCACAACAATACAGTACAAGACTCCTGCACAAGGTGTTGTGTTTGAAGCAACAGGTGATGGTACAACTACAGACAACGGAAATGTAACACTTGAAGTTGCAGGTAGTATTAATGTTGCAGGCACAGGAGTTGGAGAAAGTGCTTTACAAAATACATCAAACTTTAACGGGGAACCTGTACTTGCTGTAGATTGGGTTTATACATCATTCCTTGAAGCACCGGGTGAAAAAGGTACTGCGTCGACAGGTATTGCAATCGGTGCAAACACTGGTAAATCAGTAGCTGGTGAGATATCAATTGTAACAGGAGATAGTACTTCTGGACAAAGTGTGTCGCCAATGAAGTTTACTAAAGACGGTATGTTACCAGATGTTGATAGTGCTTACAATATAGGTAGCGCAACTAAAAAATACAACGAGATATTTGCTAACTTGTTCCGTGGTACAGCAACTGAAGCATACTACGCTGACTTAGCAGAAAACTATCTAGGTGATGCTGACTACGAGCCCGGCACAGTACTTGTGTTTGGTGGAGATGCAGAAGTTACTGCATGTAGTATAAAAGGACAATCAACTGTAGCTGGAGTTGTTACAACAAATCCGGCACACTTAATGAACAGCGCATTAGAAGGCAATCATGTTACAGGACTAGCATTACAGGGTAGAGTACCTTGTAAGGTAATAGGAAAAGTTCACAAAGGTGATATGCTAGTTACAAGTGCTGTGGCAGGATATGCTATTGTTAATAACGATCCAAAAGTTGGTACTGTAATTGGTAAAGCAGTAGGTGAAAAACTAGACCAAGACAGAGGAATTGTTGAAGTGGTTGTAGGAAAACACTAATGAAAAATAGTCAAATAAAAAAACTAGTATCACAAGACAAAGCAAAAGTAACTACAAGTAAAGATGAGCAACCGCGTCAAGTGGTTGCTACATCTGGCAAATTAAGAGTAACGTTTCTAAAGGGTAATCAAAATGGCAAAACTAACAATTGATATAGGTACAAGTCCGAACAAGGGCGACGGCGATCCAATACGCACAGCATTTCAAAAGATAAACGCAAACTTTAACGAATTGTATGCCGGAAATTTTACAGACCCTGCAAATTTAGAATCTTCGTTAATTCCCGGAACTGATGGTGCATACGATTTAGGAAGTACAACCGCACAGTGGGGAGATCTTCATGTAGCAGATTTTATTTACTTAGGTGGTGTAAGGATTGAAGTTAATTCAAACGGAGCATTACTTGTAGGCGGAAGCAATCCAATACAAACACAAGACACTATGGGCAGTGTATTTGGTGACGATTCAACTCTACTTGTAGATGGTGTAAACGGCGTTATTCCAAGTGCAAATATATCAGGCACAGAAGCAACTAACTGGGACACAGCGTTTGGTTGGGGTGACCATAGTGCAGCAGGATATGCACCGCAAGCAACAACATATACTAAAACAGAAGTAGACTTAGCTATTGCAGCAGTTGATCCGTTTAGTGGCGATGTTACTGGTTCAGTGTTTGCTGACGACAGCACACTGTTAGTAGATGGTGTGGCTGGTATGGTTGTTGGTGACATAAAAAATAGTTTAATTGAAACAAATAATATTACAGCACTGCCAGGAGACACTGATTTATACATCCAAGGTGGAATTGATAGTGGTACTCCAGGTAACCCTGCAAGAGTAAACATAGGTACTACCAACACAAGCACTATTGTATTAGGAGCAGGCGATGCAGTAATTTATGTCAACGGTAATGCATCTAGTGAGGTTGCCGCTGGCACAGGTAGATTTGATACTATCATAGGTGATTTGACTGGTAGTGTGTTTGGTGATGACAGCACACTATTAGTAGATGGTGTGAATGGCAAAATTACTGGCGAGGTTACAGGCACTATATCTAGCACAAACTGGATGGCAGCAAGTGACAATTACTTAACTATTTCAAATGGTGGCTCTACTGGTCCAGGTCCTA